CAGATCCATCTGCTCCTGATGCTTTTGTGAATGGTATTATGGAAGGAAGAGAATGGATTTGGGATGGTGGAATCCTTCGTGAAAGACTTGCAGAGCAGACAAAAAGAAAAATAAACACATTAGTTAACCAAAAAGAACTAAATGAACACAAATTATCACTCTTTGATGAGTTTTTATCAAATTTATAATTTATAAATAAATATAGATTTAACAAAGGTTAATCGGAGAGATCAAATGTCCCGTGGTAAAAATTTACAAGAAATGGAAAACGTAGTAACCAAAGGTGCAAAGGCAGCTGATCCAATGCCAAAAATGACCACAGGCATTCCTGATGGTCAAACTGGTAATTGGGAAGATCTTGGTGGTCCTACCCCAGAGAACTATAAATCAGATGATGATTCTGCAAAACTAAAAGAACCTGGTGCAACTCTTAAGCAAGTTAAGGATGTTGTAAATAAAGGTGCGAAATCTGCCGAAGCAATGCCTCATATGAAATCACCAGTTAAAGAAGCAACTGAGGATGAAGATGAAGAGTTGGTCGATGAATATGAAGATGATGATGAAGAAGAAGTAGTTGCAGAAGCAACAAAAAAAGATGATGAAGAAGATGAAGATGAAGAAGATGATGAAGAAGATGATGAAGAAGAAGATGAAGATGAAAAAGAAAAGGCAATGAAGGAAGCATTTGCAGAAATTGAAGAAGAAATTCAAGAAGATGTTTCTGCACTTCTTTCAGGTGAAGATCTCTCCGAAGAGTTTAAAGATAAGGCAAAACTAGTTTTTGAATCTGCTTTAAATGCAAGAACACAACAAATCGAAGAAGCAATTGCTTATCACTATGAGCAAAAACTTGCAGAAGAAGTAGAAACAATTAAAGAATCATTAGAAGAAAGACTTGATGCATATCTTGAATATGTTGCAGAAGAGTGGATGCAAGAAAACTCTCTTGTAATTGAAAATGGCATCAAAACTGAGATGACTGAATCATTCCTAAATGGGATGAAACAACTTTTTGAAGATCATTATGTAACTGTTCCTGAAGATAGATATGATGTGTTGGAAAGCATGGTAGAAAAACTTGATGAAATGGAGGAAAAACTCAACGAACAAATCGAAAGAAATGTTCAATTAAATAAGAGATTAGCAGAATCAGTCACTGAGGTAATTTTTGCCGAGGTATCTGAAGGTTTAGCACTTTCCCAAAAGGATAAGCTTGCTTCTCTTGCCGAAAATGTTGAGTTTGATGGTGAGCAAGACTATCGTGAGAAACTGGTCACTCTGAGGGAATCTTATTTCCCCAAAATTTCTGGTACTCAAAGAGATAACTCTGACTACATTGCAGAAGAGTCCAACGTTGAGCAATCAGTGTCTGGAACAATGTCTTATTACTTAGACGCATTGGGTAGAGTATCCAAAAAGTGATTTATTTATTATAAAAAAAAATCAAACTAACTAACGTTTTAAAGAGGTAAATTAAAATGCAGATGTTCAATGCAGAATATTTGCAGGAGAAGTGGGCACCACTCCTTGATTATCAAGGTGTTGATGCTATTAGAGATAACCATCGCAGAATGGTGACTGCAGTTCTCCTGGAAAATCAAGAAAAATTTCTTCGTGAAGAAAGAGAATTTCTTTACGAAACACCAACAGTAAATACTGGTTCTAGTGCATCAGTTGCTGGTTTCAGTGGCAATGCCCCTGCTGGTGGTCCTGTTGCAGGTTTCGACCCAGTTCTAATTTCACTCATTCGTCGTTCAATGCCTAACTTGGTCGCTTATGACCTCGCAGGTGTTCAACCAATGAACGGTCCTACTGGACTCATCTTCGCAATGCGTTCACGTTATTCCAGCCAGACTGGTAGTGAAGCATTCTTCGATGAAGTAGATACAACCTTCTCAGCACAAAATGCTGCAAGAACTCTTGAAGGTTATGACATCAATCCAGCTGTTCAAGCAAACGTTGGTTTCGGAACAACTGGTGGGGCACAATCAGGAACCAATCCTGGACTTCTGAGTGCTGGTGGTTCACAACAAGCATACTCAGTTGGTCAGGGCATGAGCACTGCTGAGTCCGAGAATCTCGGAACTACTGCAGGTGGTGCATTTAACGAGATGGCATTCTCAATCGAGAAAGTCACCGTTACTGCAAAGTCAAGAGCACTCAAGGCTGAGTACTCACTTGAACTTGCACAAGACCTCAAGGCAATTCACGGTCTGAATGCTGAGGCTGAATTGGCAAACATTCTCTCAACCGAGATTCTTGCCGAAATCAACCGTGAAGTTATCCGTACCATTTATAAGACTGCAACCACTGGTGCTCAGCACAATGTTGCTACTGCTGGTACTTTTGACCTTGACATTGACTCCAATGGTCGTTGGTCTGTTGAGAAGTTCAAAGGTCTGATCTTCCAAATCGAAAGAGACGCAAACGCAATTGCTCAGACAACTCGTAGAGGCAAGGGCAACATTATCATGTGCTCTTCAGACGTTGCTTCTGCACTTTCAATGGCAGGTCTCCTTGATTACACCCCTGCACTTAATGCTAACCTGAACGTTGATGATACTGGCAATACCTTTGCTGGTGTGCTCAATGGAAAGTATCGTGTATACATCGATCCATATTCAGGTGGTTCAAACATTGGTGCTGCTGGTGGTCAATACTACGTTGTCGGTTATAAGGGTTCCAGCCCATATGATGCTGGTCTCTTCTATTGCCCATATGTTCCTCTCCAAATGGTTCGTGCCGTTGGTGAGAACACCTTCCAGCCTAAAATCGGATTTAAGACTCGTTATGGTCTTGTTGCCAATCCATTTGCTGAAGGTAAGTCATCTTCTGCTCCAGAGACTGCACTTGGTCGTCTTCAGTCCAATAGCAACCTCTATTACAGAAGAGTTCAAGTTAAAAATCTTATGTGATCAAATTCACAAAGAAATCAAGAGTCCCGAAAGGGACTCTTTTTTTATGCAAATAAATAAAAATAAAACATTATGTCCTCTGTTTTTCCAAATCAAATTTCAAATAAAAATTTTCTTTCTCCTGCTGGATTTAAATTTTCTTTGTCAAAATATCCAAAGGTTGATTTTTTCTCAACAGAGGCAATTATTCCAGGAATTAACTTAGGTGTTGCAGTTCAACCAACATATTTAAAAGATATTCCAATTCCTGGTGATAAATTATCTTATGATGACTTTAATTTAAATTTTTTAATTGATGAAAATTTAGAAAATTATATTTTAGTTCACAATTGGTTAAGAGGATTTGGATATCCAGAAGATGTTTATGAATATCAAGAACTTTTAAATGAAGATAAGAGTAATCCAGGAAAACAAACTGCAATTTCTGGATTGTCTAATGGAACCTTAGTTGTTTATAACAGTAGTTTTAATCCAGTTTTAAAAATTAATTTTGATGGTTTATTTCCAGTTTCACTTTCTGCAGTTAATTTTGATAGTAAAATTAATGATATTAATTACTTAACAGCACAGGTAAATTTCAAGTATACTTTATATAATATTGAAAGATATGAATTATGAATTTAGATGAGATCCAAAAATTATGGGAAAGTGATTCTATTGTAGACCCAGATAATTTACACGAAGAATCAATTAAAATACCAGTACTGCATTCAAAATATTATAAAATTTATAATAATCTTCTTTTATTAAAAAAAATAGAAGAGAATAAATTAAAAGTTCTTAAAAAAGAAAAATGGTTATATTTTTCAGGAAAAGCAGATCCTGAAATTTATAAAGAAAATCCATTTGACCATAAAGTATTAAAACCAGATATAGATAGATATATGGATGCAGATGAAGATATTTTAAAAATTACAACAAAAATTGATTATTATAATGTAATGTTGGATTATTTGGAAAGTATTTTAAAAATAATTTCAAATAGAACATTTCAAATTAAAAATTCTATTGAGTATATGAGGTTTACTGCGGGATATGGCTGATATTGCAATTCAAAAAAAGAATGAAATTTATTTAAAGATTCAAACAGAACCACACATACATCAAGAATTGTCTGAATATTTTACTTTTGACGTTCCTGGGGCTAAATTTATGCCTCAGTATAGAAGTAAATATTGGGATGGAAAAATTCGTTTATATAGTACTCACACTGGGGAAATATACGTTGGATTGTTGGATAAAATTGTTTCTTGGGCAAAAAAATGGAATTATAGTGTGGAGTTCCAAGATAATAAATTTTATGGAACCCCATTAGAAGAAAATGAAATGATTTCTTTTGAGGGTGTCAAAGACTATATGACAAAAATTTCTAGACACAAGCCAAGAGAATACCAAATTGATGCAGTTTATGATGCATTGAGATATAATAGAAAACTTTTAATTTCTCCAACTGCATCTGGAAAATCATTGATGATTTATTCAATTGCAAGATATTTTGTTGAAAAACAAATGAATGTTCTTTTGATTGTTCCAACAACCTCACTTGTTGAACAAATGTATAAAGATTTTGAAGATTATGGATGGAACGCTGAGGAACATTGCCATAAAATTTATTCTGGAAAAGAAAAAACTACAAATAAAAGTATTGTAATTACAACTTGGCAATCAATTTATAATCTTCCACGTTCTTTCTTTGATTCTTTTAATGTTGTAATTGGTGATGAGGCACATCAATTTAAATCAAAGTCTTTAGTTGGCATTATGACTAAGATGGATAATGCAAAGTATAGATTTGGATTCACCGGAACTTTAGACGGGTCACAGACCCATAAATGGGTGTTAGAGGGATTATTTGGCCCATCATATAAGGTAACACAAACACAAGAACTCATAGAGAAAGGTCATTTATCAAAACTTCAAATCAAAATTCTTTTACTTAAACATAATGAGCAAAAATTTAATGAGTATGAAGAAGAAATACAATATTTAATTGGTCACGAAAAAAGAAATAATTTTATTAAGAATCTTTCTATTGATTTGTCTGGAAATACACTTATTCTTTTTAATCGTGTTGAGACTCACGGTATGCCTTTGTATAATCTCATAAATAAATCTGTATCAGAAAATAGAAAAATATTTTTTGTTTATGGTGGAGTGGATGCGGAAGAGAGGGAAAAAGTAAGAGAAATTACCGAAAGAGAGAACAATGCGATCATTGTTGCTTCTTATGGAACTTTTTCTACTGGTATTAACATTAAAAATTTACATAATGTTATTTTTGCATCACCTTCAAAATCAAGAATACGTAATCTCCAATCAATAGGAAGAATTTTAAGAAAAGGAGATAATAAATCAAAAGCAGTTCTTTATGATATTGCTGATGAAATTACATATAAATCAAGAAAAAATTATACACTTAATCATTTAATAGAAAGAATTAAAATTTATAATGAAGAAAAATTTAATTATGAAATTGTTCCAATTAACTTTAAAAAATAATGGAAGAAGAATTCTATGCAAGTATTAAGTTAGTATCTGGTGAAGAGATACTAACGAAAGTTTGTATTTGTAAAGAAAAAAAAGGAATTATTTTAATACTTGACACTCCCGTAATACTATCCAATCAAGTTATTAAACAACTTGGAATAATGAGTGTAAAGATAGAACCATGGTTAAAGTATGCAGATGATTCAATGTGCATTATATCCATGGATAAAGTAATTACTGTTTCTGAAGTAAAAGATGATGAAACAATTCAAATTTATGAAAAATATTTAAAAGAGAAAAATAAAAAATCAGGTAAAGTTAAAATAACACCAAATATGGGATATGTTTCTAATGTAGTAGAAGCAAGAAAACAATTAGAACATATCTTTAATAAATTTAATTAATAAAGTGATTATCAAACCCTACAGAGTTATTTTACACACGTTTTCAACTCTTGTCAACTCTTGTTAGATTCATGTTTTATGCTATAATGTTTAAATTAAAATAGTTTTAAAATGAATAAAGGCAAAAAAAATCCTCACTACGTTAATAACAAAGAGTTTCACGATAATCTTATTGAATATAAGAGGAAAGTTAATATTGCTAAAGAAAAAGGTCTTCCACCACCAAGGATACCAGATTATCTTGGGGATTGTTTTTTAAAAATTGCAACACATCTATCTTATAGACCAAACTTTGTCAATTATATGTTTAGAGAAGATATGATAAGTGATGGAGTAGAAAATTGTGTTCAGTATATTAATAATTTTGACGTAGAAAGAACAAATCCTTTTGCTTATTTTACTCAGATTGTTTATTATGCATTTTTGCGTCGCATTCAAAAAGAGAAAAAGCAAATGGAAATTAAAGAAAAAATTATAGAAAGAAGTGGGTATGAACAAGTCTTTACAGTAGATGGAGATTCCATAAATTCTTCAGATTTTAATACAATCAAAGAAAACATTCAAATAAAACTTTATCAATGATTAATTCTTCCTTTTCTGCTGAAAAACAAAGAAGAAGATATGCTAGATTAAAACAAGGTATTCCAATAGAAATTAATGAAAAAGAACTTAAAAAAATTCAAAAAATATACCAAGAAGCACAACATTTGACTTTTATTACTGGGGTGCAGTATGATGTAGACCACATTATTCCTTTATTTGAAGGTGGATGCCATCATCCAAATAATCTTCAAATTATAACTAAAGAGAAACACATTATAAAAACAGCAGAGGAAAATAGTAGGAGACAACAAAAGTGAAAATTGGTTTGATTTGTGACACTCATTACAATTTTAAGAAAGCAAATAAATCATTTCATGAATATTTTTCTAAATTTTATTCAAAAGTTTTTTTTCCTACTTTGTCCAAATACAAGATAAAGACTGTAATTCATCTTGGTGATGCTTTTGATAACCGACGTGGGATAGATTATTGGGCTTTGCAATGGGCAAAAGAGAATGTTTACGATAAGTTTGAAGAAAAAAATATTACTGTATATAGTATAGTTGGAAATCATGATGCTTACTACAAAAACAGTAATGAAATCAATTCAATAGATACACTACTTGGTGAATATAAAAATGTAGTAAAAATAACAGAACCAAGTGAAAAAGAAGTTTTTGATGAAAATTATGTTTTTATTCCTTGGATTTGTTCTGACAATCAAGAAAAAACTTTTGAGTTATTAGAAAATACAAAAGCAAAAATTGTTTTTGGTCATTTGGAATTAAAGGGATTTACTGTTTATCCTGGACACATTCACGAAGAAGGTTTGGATAAAGATGTGTTTAAAAAATTTGATAGAGTATTTTCTGGACATTATCACACCAGAAGTGACGATGGAAAAATATTTTACTTAGGAAATCCATATCAAATGTTTTGGAGTGATGTAAATGATAAAAGAGGATTTCATATTTTTGATACTGAAACTTACGAATTGACTTTCATTCAGAATCCATTTTCAATATTTGAAATCATATCGTATGATGAATCTAATGATATGAATATAGATTTTTCTTTATATGAAAATAAAATAGTTAAGGTTGTAATTAAGAATAAAAATAATCAAATTTTCTTTGATATGTTTATTGATAACTTAATTAAATCAAATCCATTAGAGGTTAAAATAATTGAAGATGTTTTGTTGTATGATGAAAATATAGATTCTGATGAATTAAAAGTTGAAGATACTTTATCAATATTAGATAAATATGTTGAAGAAGCAGAATTTAATTTAGATAAAAATAATGTCAAGAAATTACTTAGAGAAGTTTATAAAGAAGCATTGGAAATAAACTGATGTTTTTACTTACATTAAAGGGTAAAGAAGATGAAGGTGCATATGCTGTAACCAATGACGAAGGTGAAAAAGCATTGTATCTTTTTGAAGATGAAGATGATGCGGAAAGATATGCTGGATTATTAGAATCTGATGATTATCCGGAAATGGTCGTTATTGAAGTTGATGACGATATGGCAATAAAAACTTGTGAAATGTTTGGATACAGATATGCTATAATTACTTCAAATGAATTTGTGATACCTCCTCGTAAAAATGATAATTTTCAAACAAATAAGATATCGTAATTTTTTATCATCAGGGAATACCTTTACTAAAATTAATTTTACTGATTCTCAAAACACTCTTATAGTTGGACATAATGGATCAGGAAAAAGTACTCTTTTAGATGCTCTTTGTTTTGCTTTATTTAATAAAGCATTTAGAAAAGTAAATAAGAATCAAATTATAAATTCTACTAATGAAAAAGAATGTGTAGTAGAAATTGATTTTTCGATTGGCACAAAAGAATATACAGTCAAACGAGGAATCAAACCAAACATATTTGAAATATGGATAGGTGGAGAACTGCAAAATCAATTATCTTCATCTGTCGATCAACAAAAGCAACTGGAAGAAAATATTCTCAAACTTAATTATAAGTCATTTACTCAAATTGTAATTTTGGGCAGTGCTTCTTTTGTCCCATTTATGCAATTGTCTACTGCCAATCGAAGAGAAGTTGTCGAAGACTTGTTGGATATAAAAATATTTTCTGCAATGAATTCTGTAATTAAAGAAAAAATTAGAAATATTAGCAATGATATTAAAGAACTTTCTATTACTGAAAGGATGACAGAAGAAAAGATTGAAATGCAAAAACGGCATATTAAAAGCATAGAAGAAAGCAATTTAAGTGAGATTGAAGATAAGAAGACTAAAATTAATTCTATTTCTGAATTGATAGAAAAAATAATTAAAGATAATCAGGAAAAACAAAATCAAATATCTGAAAATTTTCAGCCAAAACTTGACGAGTTGGCAAATTGCTCAAAAAAGTTAAAACAACTTTCAGGACTAAAAGGAAAACTCATAGAAAAAGTATCAACAATTACTGAGCAACATAAATTTTTTAATGAAAATTCGGTATGCCCTACTTGCACTCAAAACATTGAAGAAAAATTTAGGTTAAATAAAGTAGATGAGTTGGGGAACAAAGCAAAAGAACTTCAACAAGGATATGATGAGTTAAAATCTGCAATTTCTGAGGAAGAAAAAAGAGAAAATGAATTTAACAAAATTTCTAAACAAGTCCTTGATTTAAACAATGGGATTTCTAGCAACAATGTTAAAATTTCACAATTTAATAAACAAACAAAAGAACTTGAACAAGAAATTCAAGACATTACCAGAAAAAGTAAAACTAGAAATTCTGAAAGAAATTGTCTATCAGAGTTAGAAAATGAGTTAAAAAATATTAAAGAAAAAAAATCAAAATGTAAAGAAGATTCCAATTATTATGATTTTATTCACCTCTTAATGAAAGATGGTGGAATAAAATCAAAAATAATTAAAAAATATATTCCTATTATGAATCAGCAAATAAACAAGTATTTGCAATTAATGGATTTTTATATTAATTTTAGTTTAGATGAGGAATTTAAAGAAAATATAAAAACACCAATACATCAAGATTTTACGTATGATTCTTTTAGTGAAGGTGAAAAAATGAGAATCAATCTTGCGATTCTTTTTACTTGGAGAGAAATTGCGAGAATGAAAAATTCTATTAATACAAATCTTCTTATTTTAGATGAAGTTTTTGATAGTTCATTAGATTTTTCTGGAACTGATTACTTTACTAAAATTATAAAATATGTTGTAAGAGATTTAAACATATTTGTAATTTCTCATAAAACTGATGAATTAATTGATAAATTTGATAAAGTGATTAAATTTGAAAAGGTGAAAGGATTCAGTAAGATGATTGACTGACCTTTGGTTCCTTGGTATAATTGGTAAAGGTAAATGTGCCTTTATGACTTACTCTGAATTTACTATTACTATGTCTGAAAATACAAATGCTAATGGTTTCTGGAAATATAATGAAGATAAGATCCTGAAACAACTTGAACAGTATATTTCCAGCACTTATAGTCAGCATTATGTTGATAGAACTGGTGGTGGGACGGAACAAACCCTTGATAAAATTAAACACAATCGTCGTGAAGGATTTTGTGCTGGTAATGTAACCAAGTACATTGACCGTTATGATACCAAAGGAACACCACGAGCAGACTTGTTTAAAGTTTTGCACTATACTATTCTTTTGATTAATCACCTCAATCTCGTTGAAAATAAGTGAAACTAAAACCTCAAACTATGAAACTTTCTGAAACAACCCTTGCTATTCTTAAAAACTTTTCTTCTATCAATCAATCTATTCTGGTTAAGTCTGGTTCAAAATTACGGACAATTTCTGTGATGAAAAATATTCTTGCAGAAGCAGAAATTACAGAAAATTTTCCAAAAGATTTTGCGATTTATGATTTGAATCAATTCTTGAATGGACTTAGTTTGCATCAAGATCCAGATATTGATTTCTCAAATGATTCTCATCTAATTATCAGGGAGGGTAAAAGAAAAGTTAAATACTTTTTTGCAGATCCAGAAGTAATTGTTTCTCCACCAGATAAGGAGATTTCTTTGCCAACCGAAGATATTTGTTTTCAGTTGGAGCATTCTCAACTTGACAAATTAATTAAAGCATCTGCAGTGTATCAACTTCCTGATCTTTCTGCTGTTGGTGAAGCAGGTGTAATTCGTTTGGTGGTTCGTGATAAGAAGAATGATACTTCTAACGAATACTCTATTGTGGTTGGTGAAACTGACAAAGAATTTATCTTTAACTTTAAGGTAGAAAACATCAAAATTATTCCTGGTGCTTATGATGTGGTTGTGTCACAAAAACTTCTGGCACAGTTTACAAATCCTAAGTACAATCTTTCTTATTGGATTGCCTTAGAACCAGATAGTCAGTTTGGTTAAATATAAAACTATCCTATTATATAAATAATAATATAATAGGATAGTTTTTATGTTTATTTATAAAATAACTAATACGCAGACTCAAGAATTTTATATAGGGCAAACTATAAAAAATATTGTGTATAGATTTAGAAAACATAAAGAAATGTCTATTCGTGGTGGTGGATACAAACTTCATAATGCTATGAGAAAGTATGGAATAGAAAATTTTATCATTGAAATTTTGGACACTGCCACTGACTTAAATCAATTAAATGAAAAGGAAATTTATTACATAGACACTCTTAAACCTTATTATAATATTCTTCCTGGAGGTCAAATTAGATTAACTGAAAATTCAATTGAAAAAATGAGACAAAGTTTGACTGGAAAAAAACATTCTCAAGAACTTATAGAAAAAAGATTTAAAAAAATAAGAGAACTTGAAACTGATAAACAATTTCTCATCAAGAGAGGAAAAAGTATAGGTGAATCTAAGAAAAAAACTTACTTAATAGAAGACACTTATTTTACTGGAATAGAAGATGTTGCCAAATACTATAATATTAGTTATAGTTGTGCCAGAGCAAGAGTAAAGTCAAACTCTCAAACTTGGAAAAAATGGATTTGCATTGATTAATTTTTTTTTATTATGAATATTTTTGCCACAAGTGAGTTTCCTGCAGAAAGTGCAGTAGTACTTCCTGACAAACACATAACTAAAATGCCTCTTGAGTGCTGTCAAATGCTTTCTATAGTGGCATCAAAATGGTATCATAACTACGGACCACTTCATAAAAAAGATGGAGACCCCTATGCTACTGAAAAAGGTGCTTTTAGAAATCATCCTTGCACTCAATGGGCAGCAAAAACAATTGATAATGCTTATTGGTTGATTAAACACGGAATGAACTTATGTGATGAGTTTCAGTTGAGATATGGAAAACCTCATTCGTGTTATAATACTCTATTGGAGGCATACTATTTGTTTCCAAAAGGTAAGATTACTGAAGTAACTCCATTTGCTCGTGCGATGCCAGATGAATTTAAACTGGACACAACTATTGACACTTTTACTGCTTACAAGATGTACATTAGCAGCAAACCTTGGGTTGCATCTAATTATCTTCGTATGCCAGAAAGAAAACCTTCGTGGATAAATTAAATTATGACAAGTGAATTCCTTTTCGTGGAAAAATACAGACCACAAGTGATTGATGACTGTATTCTTCCCGATGAAACTAAAAAAACATTTAAGGAGTTTGTGGCAAAGGGAGAGATTCCAAATCTTCTTCTTGCTGGTCCTCCTGGAATTGGTAAAACTACAATCGCAAAAGCACTATGTAATGAATTAGGAGCAGATTTTTATGTCATCAACGGATCCGACGAAGGACGTTTCTTGGATACTGTACGGAACCAAGCAAAGAACTTCGCTTCGACCGTCTCACTTACGGGATCTTCTAAACACAAAGTCATCATTGTGGACGAGAGTGACAACACAACCACAGATGTACAACTCCTTTTACGGGCAAATATTGAGACATTTTATAACAACTGCCGATTCATCTTCACCTGCAACTACAAGAACAAAATTATTGAACCACTTCATTCCCGTTGTGCCGTCATTGATTTCACAATCAAAGGAAAACAAAAAGCACAACTTGCTGGAACGTTCTTTAAACGTCTCCAAACGATTTTGGATCAAGAACGGATTGAGTATGATCAAAAAGTTCTTGTTGAAATTATCTCCAAACATTTCCCAGACTTCAGACGAGTCCTCAACGAATGTCAAAGATATGCTACGGGAGGAAAAATTGACGCAGGCATTCTTGCATCTTTCTCAGACATCGCAGTAAGTGATCTTATTAAAAATATGAAAAGTAAGAACTTTTCTGAAGTAAGAAAGTGGATAGTATCAAATCTTGATAATGATGCTAATCTCATTTTGCGTAGAGTTTATGATTCTTGTTATGAATCATTGGTTCCTTCTACGATTCCTTCTGCAATTTTGATTATTGCAAAGTATATGTATCAAGGCTCTTTTGTTGCAGATCAAGAAGTAAATCTTCTTGCTGCTCTTACTGAAATTATGTGTGAGTGTGAATTTAAATGAATCCTTTTAAAATCAATAAATGGGAATTATATGAAGTTCCTGTAAAAACAACACCTGAAAATGTTCAAGAATCAAATGAAGCATTATATCGTGCTACAATGAACTTACCTGCTGCTGCAAAGCACTGCGGTATGACACATAAGGAAATGAAACTTACTTTTAGAGAGTATTTGAAGTATCACAAACCTGATTATGAGCATTGAATTAAAAGATTGGTTAAACACAATCAATCAAACAAAGAAAAATTTAATTGATGAAGATCCTTTACTTGAAAAGGATTATCCTCCTTATATTATCAACAGATGTTTATCTGGACACATAGATTGCATTATGTTTGCAAATGAAATGAATAAGTATCACTTTCTTTCAAAAAAAATGCAATATGACTTTTTTATAAATATAATCAGAAACAAGAAGAGATTTTCTCCTTGGATTAAACAAGAAAAAATCAAAGATCTTGATGTAGTTAAATCTTACTATAAGTATAGTAATGAAAAGGCAAAACAAGCTTTGAGGATTCTAACAAAAGAACAATTAGATTTTATTAAATCAAAACTTGAAATTGGAGGAAAAAAATGAGCATCGTGAATGAACCTATCGTGAGTTGGACACCTGAAAGCATGGTCGAAGTCATTTTGAACGAACCAGATGATTTTCTTAAGGTTCGTGAGACTTTAACTCGAATTGGTGTAGCATCAAGAAAAGAAAAGAAAATTTACCAGTCTTGTCATATTTTACATAAGCAAGGTAGGTATTATCTTGTTCACTTTAAGGAATTGTTTGCTCTAGACGGTAAACACGCAAATATTACAATTAATGATGTACAACGCAGGAATAGAATTATTCAACTTCTTGCTGATTGGGGACTGATTTCTGTTGTTGATGCGAACAAAATACAAGATATTGCTCCATTGAATCAAATTAAAGTTTTATCTTATAAAGATAAAGATGATTGGATTTTGGAAACTAAGTATAATATTGGTGCTAAAAAGAAAAAGGTAGAGGATACCGAATGATAAAGAGCGGGTTTCACGACCCGCTTTTTTTGTGAAAGTATTATAATTATATACGGATGCCGAAAGGGTCCACAAAACACAAACTCGCTTTTAAAGGAGCTACAATAATGACTAACCTTGCAACATCACGGTTTACTGCGTCCGATCTTCCTGCCTTAATGGATAGGATCACTCGAAACAGTATTGGAATGGATGAATATTTTGACCGTCTATTCAATCTTCACGAAACTACAACGAACTATCCTCCTTATAACCTAGTCCAAATAAATAATGTTGAATCCCATTTGGAACTCGCATTAGCAGGATTTAAGAAAGGAGAGGTAAATGTCTTCACAGAGTATGGAAAACTTTTTGTCGAGGGGCAAAAATCAGATACTGAATCGGATAGGACGTTTATCCACAAGGGAGTGGCTAGCAGAAGTTTTAAACGAGCGTGGACTTTATCCGACGACACAGAAGTCCGTGAAGTCACATTTGAAGACGGACTTCTACGGATCGTACTTGGGAAAATAGTACCAGACCATCACGCAAGAAAAGATTATCTCTAAATATAATTGAATATCGTCGTCGCTGTGCCACGGGAGGTAACTGGCAAAATCCAGTTGACACCTCCCATTTTTTTGAGTATAATAGTAATGCTGAATTTAAATCAATGTCTATAAAACTTGCTCTATTAAAAACTGGTGAAGATGTAATTGCTGAAATTAAAGAATTAGTATCAGAAGATAGTAGGTTGGTTGCATATGTATTTGAAAATCCATATGTGGTTAATATTATTAGAGGACAGTTATCGGAATCGGATGATGAACTAGAAACAAAAATTTCTTTTTCTAGTTGGATCCCCCTATCTAGTGATGATAAAATGACAGTTTTCCCAGATTCAATTGTTACTATTGTGGAACCATTGGAAGGAGTTAAAAAATCTTATGAGGGTAGAATGAATGGAAGAGGAATCAAAAAGGATAATTCAAGTTCTGATCTTAATGAATCAGTTGAATCTAATAACTGAAATTGAAGAAATTCTGGTAGACTTTGGGGAGCCAAATTGTAAACTGATTAATCCTTATCTAATTGATGCTGATGGAAGCATTTCTCCTTGGTTAAAATCAGTTACAAACGACACTACAGTTATGATTGGTTCAGACAAGATTTTAACTCTCGTTGAACCAAATGGTAAATTACTTGACGAATACTTAGAAATTACAAAATGAGATTTTATACCAACGTCTATGA